GTATCAGAAGATTTATCGACTATTGGCATTCCTGGCATGGGTATGGCTGGTGTTATTGGCATTGGCGCAAAAAAGGGTGGTTTGATTACTGCCCGCATGGCTAAAGAACTAAACCAGCTTGATGAACTCAAAACCTTAGATGACATTCCCGAAGCGTTTACAGCGCAACAAGTTAGTGATCGCAGCCGTAAGTTGTTTGGTAAAAACCCTAAACAACTCAATGCGCAAGAAGAAGCGTCTGTATGGATTGATCTAGTTGACAATGCGCAGCCAGGTAAAAAATTATTCCAACCATCACGCAAAGTAAAAACTAGCCGTGGTGCTGAACGCTCAGAAGCAGCTGAAAAGTTATCAGAGGCTGAACGGAAAACCGAACGCGTTGAAGAAGCCGCAGGTCAAGCAGCTACATTAGGTAAAGAAGCCAAAGTTGCAGAAGCAGTTGGCACAACGACAGTCGAGGTTGGTGGGCAAGCTGCCAAAACAGGTAGCCGTCGAGCGCAACGCACTGGTCAAACTCGTGCAGCAGCAAGAGCTGAAGACACAGCGTCAGAAGCGCGTGTTGTAGACGAAGAACTTCGTGGAACAGTTGCACGTCAAGCAAACGAAGCAGCACCCAGGCCATCAATGGCTGGGCAAACACGAAGTGCTGATGATATTGCAAAGCAGCGCGCACAGCAGCAACGCAAGGCAGAAACAAAATCTAGGAAAAATGCTGACCGTGATTTGCGTAAAGTTGCAAAACAAAAGCTGCCAGACACAGTTGATGAAACTTTTGTAAGTAATCTTGAGCAGCAAATTGAAGCAGCAGCTAAAACTGGAACGCCAGCACAAGTTGAAGCTGCACGCAAAACGCTTAGTCGTGCTCGTAATAAACTAACAAATCAAACACAGCAAAGCACTGCAGAAGCTAAAAACTTACAACAAGCGTCTGAGCGACGAGCTGCAGCAAAAGCTGCCGAGCCTGATGACGCAGTAGCTGCGCAAGCAACATTTGATGAATGGGCAGCATTGCCTGATTCGGTTGTACGCAAAAAACAAATTGGTAAACGAGCAGCAGAGTTAGCTAAAAAACCTTACGGCGAAATGACTGGCGTTGAGCGACGCAATTTTATTGCTCAAGCTGCAAAAGAACGACCGATCCGAGCAACAAGCAAGCCAGCAAGTAAGCCTGCAGCAGAAGCAACCGAAGAAGTTGTTGAAGAAGTAGCAGAAGCGTTGCCGTTATCACAACGTATTGAAGGCATGGCACGCAAAGGCGCTAAAGCAGCTGTTACTAGCGGTGTAGGCGCAGGTGTTGGTGGCACTGTAGGTGGGCCTGTCGGCGCTGGTGTAGGCGCTGTAGCGGCACCAGTTGTACGAGAAGCGTTTAGACGTGCTCCTGTTGCAACTGCATTAGGTACTGCAGGCACAGGCGCTGCGTTGGTCGGTGCAGATGCAGCTGATAGTTATCACGAAGGCCAAGAAGCCGATATTTTAGCGCGTACTACTAAACGCACGAAAGCAAAACGAGCAGAGCAAGCAGGTGCAGAAAAACTAAAACGTGCTGAACAACAACGCATTGCTTCATTGCGTGAAAAACAATGGCACGGCGTACCTGTAAAATTTGATGATGACGGCAACCCAGAAAGCTGGCCTGACAACTGGGAAGTTGCTTATGAAAACATTTCTGCAGTAGTTCCAGAAAGTGAAAATGATTTATTTCGTAAAAACATGCGCATTGCACAGCGTGATGCCGTGCGCGGGCGAAAAGCAATGGCAAAACATTTGCGTCAAATAGTTGGTGGGCTTATCAAAGCTGGCTATGCAGATGTTTTGGAAGTTGAGTTTGATGACGAAGGCAATCCAGTAACTGATATAGACATTGAAGCTATTCGAGCGATTTGGGGCCAATAGATGAAACTGCCTAAAGCAGTAGATATGAAAACAAACCTGGATGACTCACGCCAAGCTAAATATCGGTATGAGCGCATTTGGGATCTGTGTTTGTTGTATCTGCGTGGCAAGCAGCATGTGACACTAGACACACGCAGCCGAACGTTTGTTGATGTTCGTTATCCTAGCGGTCAAACTAAAGTTGTTATCAACCGATTACTAAACGGTTATCGCAATCTATTAGCTAAACTAAGCATGGCGTACCCAGGTATGACTGTGCTTCCTGCATCGCCATCGCCTGATGACATTACAAAAGCCGAAGCTGCAGAACAGGCACTCAAATATCTGTGGAATGCAGATGATATGGCATCTACGCTAGAATCAATGGCGGCTTGGGCTATTGTAACCGGCAACGCTGGTTTACAAACGTTCTATGACCCAGATGATGACACAGTGCATATCAAGCACATTGCGCCGTTTGATTTGTTCTACGAAGGCGGTGTGATTAGTTACGATGATACGCGTTGGGCTGCTGTGCGCACATTTGTACATCGTGATGATCTTGCAGATGCCTACCCTAAAGATGCCGATTACATCAAAAAGTTAGCAAGCGACACAGGCAGCACCACACCAACTAGCCAGGGTCGTAGGTTTCTAAACTATGGAACTGATGATTCGCAGATCCAAGCCAAAGACCGATTAGAAGTATTTGAAATCTATACTCGTGGTGGAGATATGGCGATTATGGTTGGTGAGCGGTATTTGTTCAAAAGCAAATGGACCGGCAAACACCTTCCAGTGCAGTTGATTCGTTACACCAATGTACCTGGTGAACTGTGGGGTATGGGTTATATCCAGCCGCTTATTGAAATCCAAGATTTGTACAATCGAGCACGCGGCCAAGTCATCGACATTATTGAAAATCATGGCTGGCCTAAGTGGGTAGTGCCACGCACATCGGGCGTAAACAAACAAAGCATTACTAAAGCTGCTGGCGAAAAGATTTACTACAACGCTAGCGGTGGACCAGCTCCATCACAAATCGCACCACCACCTATTCCAGTGCATATTTTGGATAATATTCGACAGCTTACCCAAGAGATTGATGACATTGGCGGTTTGCACGCTACTAGTGTTGGTAAACGAGCCGTGGGCATTGAAAGCGGTAAAGCTATTGAAGCATTGTCCGCAAACGACATGACACAACTCCAGGTAACCCAGCGTAACATCGAAAAAGCTGTAAAGATTATGGCAGAAACTTCGCTCCTTCTAATGAAGGAATATTACAAAGAAGATAAAATGATGCGCATGTTAGACCAAACAGGAAAAGTGGTTTGGCAAGAGTTGCAGCTTACGAGTTTGCAAGACGATCCTGAAGTATTCTTAGAGGCTGGCACACTGTTCCGTGATGAGAAACAAGACCGCGACCAGAAGGTTCTTGAAATGTTGCAAATGGGTCTTATTGACCAGAAAACTGCAATGCGTGAACTTGACTTCAAGACTGGCCGTAGTTGGGTTGTTCAGAAAATGCAGTCGCAAAGTCACGCTCGTGAACTTCTGCAAGGTATTCTGGATGGTTACCCGATTGAAATCTTCCCAAGTGATGACCTTGAAACAATCGAACAAGTCTTCACAAACTTTGTGCAAAACGAAGAGTATTATGCGCTGGACGATGAGCGCCAGCAATACATTCGTGATGTAGTTATTGCGTTGCAATCTTTCGGTCGTGAAGACGAAGATGTGCGCAAACAGCTATTAGAGCGCACTGTCTTTCCGCCGCGCACTCAGGCTCCGCAAGATATGACAAGATTAGCTGCGTCATTAGGCAGCATAGAATCTGCAGGCCAAGCATCAGAAACTACAATGGACCACGCTTTGCGCAAGGCTGATCGAGCGCGTATGGATGACGCTATTCCTAGTCGTGGTGATATGGCTGGATTTGGGAGTTAGCAATGAACGTTACGCAGGTAATGCAACAGCTCAATAGGTTTATTGATGAAGCTGATACAACGTATGTTACTGATGCTGACCGAGCTACCTGGTTAGAACTAGGTTACAATGAGTTGCGAGAGCGTGTGGTTGGTGTTGCACCTGAAATCTACATGAAAAATGCAACGCTCAATCTAAACAACTCGCCTGAGTATGATTTAGCAAATCCCCCCGCAGGCGACGCTACGCTGCTTGGCCCAAATGCTACTGAACGATTGTATCGAGTATACCGATTAGCAATCCAAAACGATGACAACACGATTCAACGTTATCTCCCACCGTATGCAGATCCTAAAATCTTTAGTAACATGCGGTTTGCTTATTCAAATGGTTGGACGATGGTTGGCAGTAAGTTGCTTATTTCGTCTCCGGTAACCGGCAAACTCCGCATGGAATACGTTCCATTTAGCACAGTTGATTGGACTAAGTTTGCGCCTGCAGACAATGAGTTTATTGATGACCTGTCGCAGTTTCATTCTATTATACCATTATTAGCTGCTCAGTATTACCAAGTTGCTGATGGGGCATCTAACGCTGTTTTAGATCGCCAGTTGCAGCAAAGGCTAGGACAGCTCGATCAATACATTACACAGGCTCGAACGCCAGAAGCAGCCCATTACGTTGAAGATCGCATGACCGATTGGTACAACTACTAATGGCTATCCCTCGCAAAGAAATAGAACTTCTAAAAGGTGGCGTTGAAACGGGCAGCGCAGAACGATCACCTTGGGTTCAAAATCTTTGGGTTCCTGCTGGTACAACAGATTGGGCTGTGCGGCCTGGCTTTGGCCAAATTGCGCAAATGGACACAGGTTTATCTGCGTACCTTGGTTTAGCGAACACACAAGTCAAAACGACACCTGGATTCAATAAGCATCTAGGCAGTCAGTTATTTACAACTCATTTTGGCCACGAACAAATACTCAGTATTTTTTGGGGCACAGCATACACGGATCATCAGCGCAAAAATGCTCGCATTTTAGTGTATGCGCATATTCAAGATTTAGAAACAGGCGCTTCTTGGAGCGAGCCTTTATATCGTCATACTGCAGCTATGGAAGAAGTAAGCGAGCAATTACAAAATGCATTTGATGGCAATTTTGTAGGAACGCTGGCTTGGTTTTCGGCGCACCAAGAAACAAATCGCACGAATGATTACCGCAGCTTTTTTAGCTACGATGCTAATCCGGTATTTTTTACGGTCATCAATGATGCAAATAAAAATACAACCATTGTGTTCGGCAATAAAGAAATAGGGTTGTGGTCGTACTATCCTACCAACTTGCGCACTCAAGAATGGCACCAAAAACATCGTTCATATTTGCAGACGTTATTTACTAAGACTTGTCACAGCGGCGCTGCTGAAAGCGCAGTGATACGACCTATTACTCCAGCTAACGGACCGTTTGATGCAAACTACACCTACCGTACCACGGGCAACTTCCCAGTTCCAAACGCAGCAACCAGTCTCAACGGGCGGCTTGTCGTTGCAGACGATACTACTCTCTATTTTAGCGATATGGGGTATCCTGCTAGCTTTATTGGTAGCAATATCGAGGAGCTGCCTGTCACAACTCCGATTACGGCTTTGGGGCAACTAAACGGCAACCTGCTAATCTTTACTAAAAGCGAAACGTTTTTCTACGCACCAAGTGCTGGCGCTTTGCAAGGTGGCGGCAGACTAATGCGCGTCAACGATGAGATTGGATGTATCAACAACAATGCTTTGGCATCTACTGGTTCTGAGTTATTTTGGGTGGATAAGACAGGTGTATACGTTACTCAAAACGGATTGAATATTACTGAGGCCAGCACGCAGATTCAAAGTTTCTTTCGTGGTGGCACGTCGAATCCACTAAACAACTATTACCAAAAGAATGGGTCAACGGATCTTACTGTTGAGCAACCGCGCACAGCTATTGATTTTGATGCAAACGACAATGTTAGTGTTACATATCACGAACAGACTGGTTCTTTGTTAGTTACAGTGCCTTCAGCCAATATGTTGTGGTGTAAAACAAAAGCATGGTCAGCATGGACATTAGAATCTCTTGCTTATGCTCCTAGTGGAACAGCCGCAGTTGGTACTGCGCAAAATATTATCAACCCTTGGGTTATGTCATCAAAATCTGGGATTTATGTTCTTGGTGGATGTGAGCTCCAAACACTCACTGATAATATCACTACAGGCGCAAGTGCGTTAGCTGCTGGAAACAACAACGTATTATCTAGTCAGTATTTACTAAAACTAAATCATGGCGGCGGGTTAGATCGAACAGTTACTCGCTCTGAAGATCAGCGATTATTGCCAGGCCAGTATGAATGCTCAACGCAATGGGCATACATCACCGGATTTACGGCTGGCGCAAACACTATTTATGCACTGGCCCAAGATTTTGGAGCACAACCTAACGACCAAATCTTTGTCAACACAGGCAACAGCGGCATTGATGGTATGCAAACTGTTGTCGCTGTAGGTGCAGGCTCGGTTACGACAAACAAAAATAGTTCATCAGCACCTGCATCGCCTGCAGTTGGTGTGGCTCAAGGGTTGCGCACGCATTGCCCAAATATAAATAACTTTATGATTGTGCGTCCGCCAGAGTTGGTATTCAGCGAAACGAGCACGCAGCTTCCTGCAACACAACAAAACGTATATCGGCTAGATTTTGAATGGGTGCCAGCTAGTTCAGCAGCAGGTGGCGGTGATTTGCCAGTAACATTGATTGCAAAGATTGCTTTTGATGTAGGATATTGGACACCAGTTGTAGGTTCAGCAGGCGGAGCTACAGTAAAGTTTGATTTGCCTGTAGAGCGTTTAGCTCATGCTTCGTCTTATACTGTACAGCGACAAACAATTGCGGGTGTAGCAGATGCTAATGGCCCTGTATTGTTGCTGCAATACAACAATACTTCAGGCGGTAATCTCAATCTAGCACCAAACAAATACAACCCGTTTGTATCAGTATATTTTATGCACACTAACTATGAACCAGATCGGCCGGTGAGTAGTTATGGTTTTAGTTTGCAAGGTACAGTTACAACAAGTTGGGCATCGCCAACATCTGGCACTGCCACAGGGACTTTGCTGCCTTGGAATCCATACGTTGTGCGTAGGCATCAACATGACGATGTAGCGCAGCCAGTTGATTGGGCGTACAAAACCGATCAAGTTGGCATCAAACAAGGCATACAAGTTCGAGCAAGAGGAACTTACGCTATATTGAAAAGCCGTGGACAACCTGATGCAGCAAACCTTGCAGTTCCTGGGTGGCCATACGGTTTATACAATACGCTGCTTGGTAGTGACTGGAAGGACTGGTCAAGTCAAACTATCGACATTGATAATGATTTGATTCGTGTATTAGATAAAAACACTATTCGGACACGCATTCGAAGTACAAGTACAACATTAGTTGACCGTGTATTTGGAAGTGCTCGCTATGGTAATACAATGGCTATTACTGGATTAGCGCCTGGCTCTCCGTCAGTTCTGACAGTCAATCCAAACCATGGATTAGTTACAAACGATATTGTAACAATAACCGATTCAAACGCTAAACTAAATGGCACCCATACAGTTACAGCAACTCCCGCTGCAAATCAGTTTACTATTGCTGTAGACAGCACTGGGGTTCCCGCAGTTCCGGGCGGCACTGCTGTGTTGCATAATGCTTATCTTATTGACGATCAGGAAGTTGATACTATTGCTACAAGCGATGCAGCGCGTGGTGAGTCAGTATCCTATATGTTCTTTGGGTTTGTGCGTGATATTGCTCAAGGGCTGAAAATGCCGTCTCTAAAAGCCGTTATAGAAGCTGTAGGCGGTCGTCGAAGGCGTGGTCGATGACAAGAGTATACAGACAACTAAATGAACTTAGGCAACTAAGAGAACAAACTAATGATGTTACAGATAACGAACAAGCTGCGATCGTTGCATCACTTAGTGAAAATGTTTTGGTATCAGGTGATGTTGTAACATTTAGACAGCGACGAAATGAATCAATCGTGCTGACAGCGGGTTTATATCCTGGGTTTACTGTAGATTCTGAGCACGCTCATGTTTTAGGTTTTCCAGGATCTGTTATCAATGGATTGGTGCAAGTTGCATCGACGTGTTTATTAGAAAACTTACACTTTCAAAGCACTGGTGAAATAAGCAACGCATTGCGACTTGTGCAAGTTGATGATGGCGGTCTTGCAGTATTCAAAAATTGTACGTTTGAACGCAGGCGTGATGATGTTTCAAGTGTATTAGCTGCGGATGGTTACGCTCATTTAGCGGTAACTAAAGGCGGAAAAGCTAAAGCATTTAACTGTACGTTTAGAAGCAATTTAGCATCAGGTGTAATGAATGGCGCAGGTTTGTTTGCGTGGAGCGATGCAGCTAATGCTGTTGCAAATCTTGATGTCGTATCGTCGTATAATCCAACAACTCATACGTTGCAAAATGGCACAGCTACGGGAGTTGTAACATGAGCATTCGCAAAATAACTAAGAAACAGTTTTCTGAAGGCACTACTGTTGACGGCACTCGTCTAGATGCAGCTTTGCAAGACGTTACAGAATACATCAATAATGTTTCTGCTGGAGATTTAGCTAATCGTTACACGCAAACGCAAATTGTAACTGGTTGGACAGCGTTGCAAAATGCGAGCCAAAAAAACCAAGCGCCATGGCTGCGTTATCAAAACACTACTTCTGATCGTAACGGTGCAACAGGTGATATAGCACACCCATTTCGTGTAAAAGGCACACGCACAGTTCCTGGCGCTGTTTGGGCGGCACCTAATGATGAAACAAAATGGGTATGGACCACTGCAATTTATTTTGAAAATCCATGTGTTGTTGATGCAATAGATATGATGTGGCAAAAATACACAGGGACTTTTCCTGCGGGCACGACCAATGCAAACCCACAACTTGATTTTATCAATCCAGTTGGCGGTGATTTTTTCAATGCAGGCGGTATTCAGTGCACTATTGCAATAGAAGATCCGAATGCAACTGAAGACCCTATTCGCAACAGCGTAGTAACACAGTTGCGCAATGTGTATTTAGGGGCAGAAACTTTGTCTACTGATGCAACTTTGTTTCCTGCTTCAACAAATCAAATGTTACCTCTGCCGCCATTGGCTGGTATGCCAAGCAATCACGCAACAGTTGGCGTCAATCAGTTGTGGTATCAGCGCCGACACATGCAAGTGCACGTTCCAGCAAACAGTCGTGTTTCGGTTGCTATTGTATTAGATGCGCAAGACGTTGCAGGTAAAAAGCTTGATTATGATAGTTATATGCGTGGCTCACCAAACTTAGTTTTGACGCTGTTGGAGCCGTTACAGTAATGAGTAAAGTTTCAACTAAAAGGTTAGCACGCGGTGTTAGAATGTTGAGTGACCATGTTGTTGGTCAGCTCCGCACATTATTAGATACACCACGGTTGGCGCAAATATCGTCAGAAAATCTCAATGACGATAAAGGTTCTTTTAGAATCAACATGCACGTCCCTTGTATCAAAGGGCAGGATACAGGTGCAACGCAACATTTACCTATTTATGTTCCGTTTTCACTGCCGCCCGTACAAGAGTATTTTGCGCCAGCACCATCTGTTGGAGAAATGCCAGACATCAATGGCAACTACCCCCGTGCAGTTCTTACAGAAGTTGGCTTTAGTTTCGATCAACGACGAGAAGCAGCCGCTATTACACGAGATGTAGGCGGGGCATCACCAATCATTGAAGGCAAGCTAGATTACGAACAAGTAGGCCGCCTTGGAATCAAGGTGTCTTTATACTCAAAAGATATGGCTCATTGGAATCCAGCAGCACCTAAATCTTTAGAAGAACGACTGCTAACTTTTGACTTGCCAGCTTTATCGTTCAGCGGAACTCGCTTGCGCTTGAACCCTGCAACTCAAAGTAATCTTAGTATTCCGGTCAATCCACTAAAGACTTATGTGTTAGAAATTGACTGTTCTGGTTTGACTGATGCTGCAGCTACCCCGTTGCAACTCAATAGCGTATTAGTTTCTATGAAGTTTGAACAACAGCTAATGGGCCGTGATGTAAACTATCCGCCTAATGTGAGTGTTCAAAACATGCCAACTAGCCACAAAGGCCAAGCGCCTACGTCAGCAGCTAGTATTACGTTGCCAACAACAGCTTCAGAAGCGATCCGTGCAAGATCCGGTGGCACGGGTACTGGCATACAAACAGCTTATGAAACGATTGACGGTTTTTTCCAGAGATTATTGCGTGGCGGATATAACGATCGCAGCGGTGTTACAGAAACACAGCAGTTATTACAGGATGCGTCATACGAAGTTATAGCAGTTCCATTGTTCGGTAACACGGAAGGCGTATATAATAGCGTTTCTGGCAGTCCGCCTGTAACCAATGGTGTTTTATCTGATGTAATGCCGTACATGCCAGGCACTAATGGTTATTTGTACGATATGCGTCGAGTGCCTATTCGTTATCCGTTTGTACTGCATCACGTTGTAGCTGTCGCTAACTACACACCAAATGCCAAAGACGTTGTTGTGCGCACTCCTGGTACAGCTACATTTGACCACAAAGTAGGTGTAGGAATAGGTGCAGGTCATCACGCTGAAGCTGTTGGATGGGATTCGTTGGCTTATGGTGAATGGAATCTTGGCACAGTAAATAACTTTAGAATTGACCAAGTAAATAGGAACGACGGGAACCCGCAAACAAACTTAGCGTTTGATATGCTTACAATCCCGTTAGTTGGATCTGCGGCAAATAATACTATTGGAACAGGTTATTCTGCTACAAACGGAAAACCTGTTTTTATTGGTAGTTCATCGTCACCAAATCAAGCACGCACAGCATTAGCAAATGGTGTTGGTGGCTCTATCCCAGGAAGCCGCCCGCTTGAAGGCAAAGAACAATGGATTGAAATCAGATGGCTGATTCAGGATACTGTTAATAAGTTTGCTGCAGGGCCTGCGTATACCAACCAAGATATTCTTATTGGTAATGGTGGTAACTGGGTGTTTCTCATTGGCAAAAAGCAACTATGTTAGGAGGCTAAATGGCAACGCAATATTCACAACCGGGTGGCGAAGGTGGCGATTTTGCATATCGCAAAGGTTTAGAACAACGTTACCGCAAAAAGCTTGAAGACGTTGTTAGTGGTGAGTCGTATCGTGGTGCAGAAAAAAACATCCGTGACCAGTATCGGCAAATGGGTGCAGACCAACTAGCAGCATCTAACACGCGTAATGTTGGTGCGTTGACCGACGTATCGAATCAACTGGGGCGTGCAGCAGCAACACAAATTGGCAATCTTGAGCTTGATAAAACGCAAGCATCTATTGGCGCATTAGAATCGTTGCAAGCAATGGATACTAAAGGCTCTCGCCAGGCTAAAGAAATGCTCGATTTTGATACAATGATTCGCAAGTTCGCTGAAGAACAAGCTGGCGTTTACAATGAGCAAGAAGAAACGGCTAACTACGTCAAAACGTTATTACGCGCAGAAATGCTAAAAGATCCTAAAGAACAAAACACAGAGATTATTACTTATCTTACGCAAAAAGAGAGTGATATTCGCTCAGGCAAAGAGGACGTGTAACTATGGGGCGGGTTCTTACCGGGCGCGGAGACGTATTCAACTACAAGCGCGGTGAAATGACCCGTGGCATGGAAACCGTAAAGCCGTATGACTACGGTAAACTCATGACGCAAATCGGTCAGGGCGTAAAGATTACTGACGCTGCGCTCAAGTCTCCATTAGGAGCTAGTGGTTCACCGTTAGTAACGCTTCCAAAAGCAGCTTATAGTTTGGCTAAACAAGGCGTGCGTGCAGCGTCTGACAAAATGGGTCTTACACAGCCTGATCCAATGAGCGAAGCTGCGCGTGTCAAAGCCTTAGCAGAGGGCAAGGTTTTGCCTAAGCCACCTGCTGCAGCTCCTGTTCCAGGAGCACAAGGCGGAGCTGCTGTGGCTCCACCTACGACTACTGCTCGTGAATCAGGGCGACAAATAGTTCCGCGTGAAGCACAAGGTTTGACACGCGAAAAATTACCTATGCTCATAAAGCAAAAAGGATTCCTGGTTACAGAAAGTAAAAAACACGAAGCTGCTCTTGAGTTACCGCCAGATCATCCTGACCATGTAACAGCACTGCGTGAGTTGGAAATACTGTATAAGAATATAAATTTTATAGACAAACAAATTGCCGGTGTGCGCGCTATGCCTGCTCCCGCTGCTGCTGCTCCCGCTGCTGCTGCTCCCGCTGCTCCAGCACCATCTGCGCAACAACCTGGTATGACAGCTGCGCAAGCTGCAGGCATTGGGCCAGAAACACAGGCATTGTTTGGCGCAGAAGACAAGCGCAGACAAGTTGCTTTGGCTCTGCAGCAAGGCGCATATCAAGACATGATGGACACGCAAATGCGTGGCACGTCAGTAGATAAAGCGCAGGCACAAAATCTTAAAGGCATGGATCTGTTACGCAACCGAGCATTCAATGCTGAACTGCGTGCTGTAGCGCAACGCTTAGGTATGGACGTACAAGCATTAGCTGATGTTATGTTTGCAGAATCAAGCATGGATGCCACTGCGCAACCAATAGATAAACTTGGCAATCCTATTAGTACGGCTAGTGGGTTGATTCAAATCATCGATCAACAGGCTCGTGCTATTGACACATCTTCAGAAGCGTTACGACAAATGAATCCGGTCGATCAGCTAAAGTATGTTGAAGACTATTTCATGCGTCAAAAAGGAATGTTTCCAAAACTTGATTATACAAATGCGGACCACGTTGACCTTGCTGTGTTTGGGCCAGCTCATGCTGGTAAGCCAACAGACACTGTTATGTATGCGGCAGGCACTGAAGCATACGATAAAAACCGAGGTGTTGATGCGCCTGGCAGCACCGATGGCGGTATTACTGTTCAAGAGCGTTTAGATTGGGCTGCACGACAAGCCAAAGCTAAAGGTGGTCCTGTTCCGACCCTAACTCCAGTTGGGGATTTACCGCCAAAACCAGAACTTGCGCCGCTTGGTGCACAGCAGTTGGTAGAACAACGCAAGTTAGTAGACGCTGGTACTTTAGTTGTGCCTGGCGTGCGTCCATCTAACCCTAATCTAAACAATCTTATGCTTGCAGCGCGCAATGTGAAATCAGATGCTGATCGCAACTGGATTAGAACAGTTGCTTTAGAGGACAGCACGCAGATCCCGTGGACCAGCTTAGGTGATTTGTTTACGGGTTCTTACAAGCAACGTGCATTGAAACAAATCGAAGCAGCATTTCCAAAACAATCTAAAGTTACGCCAGCGCAACAAGCTGGGATTGACCTAAAGAAATCGCAGGCACGTTACTATGACCGTATGCCTGCTAAAAAAGCTCCGCGGCTAAGCAGAACAAACGTACCAGATTTATGGAAACGCCCATTCAAAGTTATTGAAGGCAACATTGCTAGTCGCAGTAAACGCAGAGCAGCATTAGAAAAGTCTTTAGATTTACTTATGCGATCAGGTGGTGATGTGAACTCTAAAGAGTTTAGCAAGCCGCGCAAAGATCAAATGGAATCGCAAGATGAGTTTGATGAACGCAAAATTGCATGGACAGAAGCACGCGCAGTTGCTGGTAAATACCGCAATGATTTACCGCGCATGCAAGAAGCAATAAACGAGCAACTTGATAACATTGAGTTTGAAATTGCTGAGTATGAAAACGCGCTAGAAGAAGGCGCAGCTTTACAGTCTAAACCAAAACACTATGCAGTGCCCCCAGGGTCGTGGACTAACAAATGGCGTAGGATTTCAGGCAGAATGCGATCTGGCAGCAGCCCTGTTAGTATCCCCAAAAAGCGCAACACCAAACGCCAAAGCAAAACTGGATCTGTCAAAGCTGGTGGGGTTTCAATTCCTAAACGCAAATCTGTACCCTAATGCCAACTTTCACAGAGGCCTTTGAGGCATTCAAAACACAACCAGAAAATCGCGGTAAAGCAAGCGATGAAGTTATCGCAGATTTCGTGCGTGTTTTTAAGGAATCTACGGGGCGCAACCTGTCAGATTTCAATATGAATGATGAGGTTCCAAACTTTGCAGAACAAGCAACTGAGCAAGCAGCAGCAGCATTAGAAACACCTAAAGAAGAAGTTGGATTAGGTAGTTATGTTGCTGATGTAGCATCTAAGGCAACTCGGTTTGTACCAAGAATGGTTGGTATGGCACAGGGTGTTGCAGAAACTGTGCTGTCGCCAGGGTCTTATGTTGAAGGCGGTGCGGTTGATCGAGCGCGTGCAGACTACGAGCAAATGCTCGAACAAACTCAAGACAAAGATTTTCTAGATAACTTCCAAGCTAATCTTTTAGATTTACGCGAAGGCACTCTGCACATTTTAGCAACAGCCAGCGGGTATTCTCCAACAGCGCCAGGTCAATCAGACAAAGAACAAGGCCGTGAAACGGGTAGCATGTTGGCGGCTGGCGCAATCGGTGGGACAGCAGCAATGGTTATGAGCCCTGTTCGGTCATTATATGGCCGTCCAGGCGATGTGCTAGCAACGCTTTTGAGTTTGCGCACACGAGCTAGAAGCGGAGATCCTGTAGCACGCAGGGCTTTGCAGAAACTAGAAGCAGATACAGGCAAAAGCGGCCGAGGCACTGGTCGTAACTTATTGTCACAGCTTGGCGGAATAGAAGTGCCTGGCCTTCCTGGTATGAGGCAACCAGTCAAACGTCGGCCGGTAGAAGTAGGGCTCGAAACCGCAGCTGAACGTGCAGCAATGCGTGATCGAGTGTTGCGAGGTGTTGATGAGCCTCCACCGGGTAGCCCGGATGCGCCATTTGCTAAGGCACCTGAAGGCGACCCTTTGACGGTAGGCGATTTAGCGTCAAGCATGGCGTCTGGTGCTGCAGCAGGATTGCCGTTTGGTGTTATTGAGCCTGCTTTAGCTGCACCATTAGCTCGGTATTTATGGGGCACTGCAGAAGCAACTCCAGCAGGCGCTCGCAATCTAGCAAAAGTTAGAAGATTTTTTGCAGATCCGGCAGCGCAAGCATTGATTGCTGACGAGCAACAGGTGCGTCAGTTGTTACGCGAGCCAGCAAAAATGCGAGCAATCATAAATCGTGAAGGTGAAGCCTTAGCTCGTGCTGCGGATGAGGTATCAGAAAATAGAATTGGCGGAGTGCGTGCGACTGCTGATGAGTTCAAGTTTGCAATTGATCCAGCCGAGCAGGCTACCTACCGGCCTTCTGAGCGTTTGTCACAAAGACTCAATGCAAAACTAGATGATAAACCCCTGTCGCCACTGCAACAACAGTATTTAGATCAAACACGCGCTAGCAGCCGAATAAGCAAAGAGGTTGAAATACCTATTCCAGAACTGTCGCCGCAAACTGCTCAGGCCATGAAGAACATTTTTCAAAACATGGATGAACTGGAGATTGCAAAGAATAAGTTTCCTGAGTTCCAGGTTGCTGTGTTCGATGCAATGACTGACGGCGCTACATTGCTTATGTCAGAAGCTGTTCGTAATCGCCTTGTTGATTTTGTAATCACCAAAAATAAACTCAAAGGTAAAGACGCTGTAAATGCGGCAGCTGCTTTGCAGAAAAATCTATTAGAGCGATTTGAAGAGGCTCCGGTTTCAACTGAAATGCGTGGGCCTGCAGGCGCTGCTACTAGTCAGTTAGTAATGCGCAAACCAGGTCAGTTGCGCTTGCCTAACAATCAATGGATTAGTTTATCAGACGCACTAGAGGGTACAGTATCTAGCATGAAACCCGCAGAGCGAGCGGCTGTTCGTGCAGAAGTAATCGGTCGCATTACTCGTCAAGCAGGTGAAGACGCAAGCAAGGTTGCATTTGAACAAGCGTTGCGAAAAGAAACTAAACGCAATGTAACTCAAGAAATGGATCTGCAAATACAGTATGGCAAAGGCAATATTATGGCTCCAAAATATGGGGCGAGCCTAGCCAAAGAAACCATATTAGAAGGCCAGTCACTCAACCAGGCACTACCTCGTGGTATGTTACCTAAAAATGTAGCTGAAGGTATGCGTGGTTCATTGCCGGATTTAGTAGCAGCAGCAGAAAAGCGTGCTGGTCGTGCGCTTACCCGCCAAGAACAAATCGAGTTACGACGCCGTTTAGATGACCAAGCAAACCGCATTGAAAGGTACGAGCCTTTTACTGACGATACCGCTAAGTTTATGCCTGATGAAGAGTTGCGCACATGGCCGCAGATTGAACAAGATGTTGGAACAATGGCGTCTGAAGCAGCAGGTAAAGCTACTAACGTTGTTTATGTATCCCCAGGGTTCAATGCTACTGTGTGGTGGAACACACTAAGCAGGCGCTGGGGCGGTCCAGTGTTTGATTCGCTCAATAACTTTAGCAGCCTAATCAAAGCTAATCTAACAGTGCACAACCCTTCTACGCATGTAGGAAACTACATGAGCAATGTTGGTGTAGACAGCTTGCGTTTAGGTCACTCCCCAATGCGGGTGATTTTCAATACAACTAACGAAGCACGCAAATATCTTGAGTACAAAAAGGGTAAAACCCTTAGCCCAATGGATATGCGCACTTACAAAGCTATAGATTATTCAAAGCTGTTTTCGTCTGATCTAGTTGATGCTGAACTGGGTGTAATGCGCAGGGTTTCAGACAGCAGTCCATACGGCCGTTTCCAGCAAGCAGCAAACATGCTGGGTGAGCCTGCTAAAAAGGCCTGGAAAGCATACGATAAAGCAATGAAAGAGGGTTACAAGTGGGGCGACCAGTCGTTCAAAATCTACGAAGCATCACGCACGTTTAGAGAGATTGCTACTGCCATTGAACGTTTAGACGACGGTGAGTACATACGATTTAGAACTAGCCCTACAGCGCATACAACACTGGTCAAGACTGGTGGTAAAATTATGCGTGGTTTAGATGAGATGACGCCAGAAAGTTTAGACCGAACAATTGCTGCTGCATCTGTGCGCAGGGCGTTTGATTTGTTTGTTGATTACACCCAGGTTCCTGGCCTGCTAATGATGATGCGACAGCTTGGGCCGCTGTCTATTGCCAGTCCATTCGTTACTTGGTTTTGGCGGGTAATGGATTTTCCAGGAAAGAAAGGGCTGATTTACCGCACCCTTATTGATGACCCTGTGTTTGTGACAAATAACCAAGCGTTGACTGGCGGCGCATTGCGTCAATCGTTGTATACCCAGGCGCGTAGAATGCTAATGTTCAATGGTATGCGTCAATCGCTCAATGAAAACCGGGAGCTAATGCGCCAGCTTATCAAGCTGCAAGGCCAGCCTTATGGGTCAGGTTTGTTTTATGAAGCAAGCAACCCTGGTTATTTTACTTACATGCGCATGAACAACACCGATTTCTTTAGCCCTGGAATGCACACGCTCAGAGTTGTTGGGAGCCTAATGGCTCGACGGTTAGAAGCTGAAGACTTTGAGGATCTGAACAAATCGCAAAAGCGATTAGTGCAACGTATGGCTAAAGGTGATGTGGCTCAAATGAAAGACGTGTTTACCATGGCCGCAATGGCAGGCGGCCCTATTATTGAAGGTATTTATCAAGGCATTCACATGCGTAATCGTTATGGTCGGCCAATGACTAGCCAGGAATGGGTCCGACAAATGTTGCCGGTTTTATTTGGTCAGTTGCCAACTAAAGCAGTTGATGTTGCATTGCAGGGTACGGGTGTTTTTGATGAAGGCTCACTAATGAGTCAGCGGTTTTATGCGCAAAGTCGTGACCCAAATGAGCGTGAAGACTTTGGGCCTTGGGCATTCCGCACGCTTAGTGGTTTAGGTTGGCGTGACGCTAAAGCGCAAAACCGAGTTGGTTGGTATGCCAAAAACGTGCGTCGAGAAATGGAGCGTTCATTAGCTGGTGCGCTCAAAATGAAACTAAAGAAGTTACGCCAACTTGGATTGCACGATGACGCAGATCAGCTTGTAGAAAGCTACCAAGAAACGCTAAAGCGAATTCGTATGGAAATGACGATTATCCAAGAAGAGTCTAAAGACTTTATGAATGCTCTTGAGCACTCGGAGCAGCTTCGTGTTAGCCCTGATTCAGGCGCATTAGAAGCAATGGAGGAGATGGAATGAGTAGTGGTTACCCGCCCAACTTCAAAGAGTCTGAGCTCGCTTGTCGCTCAGGCGCAGACTGCCCCTACCCTGATCGGTTGCGCCATTTAGCGTGGACGTTGCAGACTATACGCGAGTCGTTTGGCAAGCCGATCCGTGTAAACAGTGGCTATCGTTCACCGGAACACAATGCCAAAATAGGCGGTGTTCGCAACTCGCAACACTTAGAAGCGTTAGCTGCTGACCTAGCTCCAGCTAGTGGTAAGAGCACTGATTTGAATCGGTTGATTGCCGTAGTTAGTGGGTTAGCGGCCTCTGGAAAAATCCCTAACGGTGGTATAGGGACTTATAACACTTTTGTTCATTATGACATGCGACCAAGCGGACCTGCTCGGTGGCGTGGATAAGGTAGGAATATACAATGGCAAGTTACAACGACAAACAAAACGCCAACAACCCATTATGGGACAAGCGCACAACGACTGAGCAGTTTGCAATCGACGGTACTGCGCAAAAGTTATCGGAGCGAGCTGCGTTTGGTAATCCGACGTACATTATTATTAGCAATAACGGCACTCAGCCTGTGTATGTCAGTAATAATGGAAGTGCTGCAGTAGGTGAGGGCATTGTGCTTCTGCCTGGCGCTGCGTTTGAAACAGCTCTTGGCCAAAACCCCACTGTTGTTGTGCGTGGCACTGCGGCGCAAACTATTTACTGTGTCTATTACTCGTGAAGCGTAAGCATGTAATACCAGCACTTGGTGTTGGCGTTGTTTCACCCAGCACGGACGCTGACTTGTGGTTTACAAACCGCAGTGGCAATGAAGCTACAGCAACTTGGTATGACATTTCAGGTAACGGTAACAACGGCACGGCCAACAATGCCGGAGCATGTCTTGCTAACTATTATTTTCGGGGCGGCGCTGCAGGTACTAGCACCGATGATATGGTAAGCACTGCCTACGCAGGCAATGTTATCAAACCGGGTGAGGCTTGGACTGTTGATGGCTGGGTAACTCGTGATGCCCTTGAGCTGGGGCAGGTTACTTTGTGGGGCTGTCGCAAAACTACACCAGCTAACGGTGGCTGGGTTCATCGTGAAAATGCTTCAGCTGTATCTGGTCCATTAGATTGGGATGCTTACAACCCAAACTATTTTAGTCTTCAGGATGTAATACCTAATATTATTGGCGATATGTGGAATCATATTGCTATTACTTGGGAGCCTGATTTTGAGACTGGTGTAAAAGGTTATTGCCGTCACTACCTGAATGGAGTGCAGACAGATGCGCAGTCTGTGCAGAATTTTGCTGATGGCGACATCTTTGAAATTGCTGGCAGCACATATAACCGATGGACCGGATTCATTGATACAGTGCGTGTGTATAAACGGGTGCTGTCAGCGGGTGAAGTTTATACCAACTACTCTGCAGGTTTAGCATCGCATTTAGGTGGCGTAGTAGTAACGCAAAATCTTGTTAGTCAGTATTTGCCAACAGGGCAAACTCCTACTGCGTGGGCAGACACGGGAAGTTCTAACAATATGACAGGCGATGTGACGACTCCACCAGTATTTGATGGCGATGATTATTACACGATTGGCAACCCTTCCAATCTACAGTTTACAAACAACTGGTCGATTGAGGCGTGGGGCTCTCAAAACTCCGACTCAAGTCAAGGGTTTGAGCGATTAGTTTCTCGTGACGACGGATCAAATAGGTGTTTTATTTTGAGTCAGTCGGACATTACGGGAAATCCCTTTGCCGGAATCTTCGTGGGGGGTTCCCTCAAGTCTGCTACTGGGTCAGGGGATTACGCCGACAACAACTGGCATCACTATGTGGTCACGCACGATGGCACGACGTTGCGTTTGTATGTAGACGGCGCACTTGAAGGATCGGTAGCAACCGGCGGAGCAATGGATAATGACTCCGCTAACTGGGAAGTCGGCCGGAGTGCATCAAGTGGCGGCGACGATTATCTTGAAGGCCGATGCAATACTGTTCGGTTTTACAATGCGACTCTGAGCCCTGACCAAGTTATTCAAAATTACACTGCCGGAATACCGGCTCACTCGTAGGAGGCACTTGTGTCTAACAAAATTAAATCTCGCAAGCTGTGGCTAGCCATCTTAGCAGCGTTGCTGCCTGTATTGCTGAGTCACTTTTTTCCATCCTTACCAACTGAAGCAGTCGTTGCTAGCGTATTGGGTGCTTTGGGAGGTGTCTTGGGCATCTCTATGGAAGATGTAGCAAAGCAAAAGCGGGCCGCTGTGGAGGCTGCTGCTTCTGCGGGAAAGCCCTCGGACTCAGAAAGTTAGCACCAGTTGTACTGCGCCCTGGCGACGCTGGCGGTCTTGACCTGCTTCTTAGCGGGAATAGTGACAGGTGGGATGCTGGTCTTGCTGCTCGACATACGGTCGGAAGAGACTTCGACCTTACAGCAGCACTCAGTGCAGGAGCCAAGTGGGGAAATACCGCCGATTGGCAAGGCACGGTAGGCATGGAATGGAGGTGGTAAGTGCCACAAGTAGGTGATAAACATTTCGCATACACCAAAGATGGCGAAAAGGCCGCGGCAAAAGAAGCTAAAAAACAAGGTGTAAAAGTAAAACATGCAAGCAAAAGCAATAAGCGGAAACAAGCTGCAGATCAGATGGCTTACACATAAACGCAAGAAAGGTTCAGAGTAATGGCTACTGCTAAGAAAAAGACAGCTGCTAAAAAGAAATCTCCAGCAAAACCCAAAGAGCCCGAGTATGATCCCAGGCTCATTGAGTTTCTAGATTTAGAAGAAGATGAAAAGGTGTCTGCTACAGCCCTTGCTGCTGCACACCAAGCGTTATGGGGCGCACAATGGCGCACTAGGAAAGAAGAAGATATTCTTGTTCTTGTGCAGCAAGCCAGAGGCCAGCGCCGACCTTAGGCTTGACTCAATCTCGCCAGTGCTGCTAACGAGTTAGGTGCGATAGAACTTTTCATCGGGTTCCGCTGTCGCATCCTTTGTAAGCAAAGCGTCCCTATGCTCAGGGGCGTTTTGTTTTTTTACTCGCCGCCAGCTAAACAGTAAGCCTCGTAAAGTGTCTGGTCTTCAAAGTCTTCTTGCGGTGATCCAGGAAATGGCTCCGCTGTCTTGTCAGTCTTTACCACTTTGATTCGTGGATCATTCTTCCAGCTCTTGACTTCACTACCGTGAAACCGGCCCATCATTTTGTTCCACTTGCTCAAATCAACTTGCTCACTCATCGGGTTCTCCTTCTGGTGTACCTTCACCAATATCACATAGGCCCCACATCTGGCAGCCAGGCTCAGACGTGTGGAACATTTCAACTTGTAGTCCGCCAAATGTAGTGCGCGACCACTCAACAACTTTGTCTATACCCCAGCCCTCGCCCTGCAGTCTTTTGCGGGCTTGAAAATAGGCGGGCTTGTTTCTGCCTGCGCTTTCAAACGTCTCCCCTTTTGCGGCTAAACGCTTTGCGTAACTGTCGTGCAGCTCTGATTCAAGCGTGCGTATCTCATCAATGCGCCATGAATCTTGTTCAGCAACAGCTAGTATTTCTTTCTTGCGTGATAAGATGCACGGGTAGCAGCCAACGCGACTGGCTGGGTGGTTGTCACGCAAGTATAAGGAGCACGGTGGTATGGCGTGCTTTGTGTGGATAGCAATAACATCTTCGACTAACCAATCAATCAAGGGCCTCCATGTATCACACTCCATAGGCCCTGCGTCATCCCATTCTTCAAACTTTGACCGACGCTGTGATTCCTGTGCTCGTATACCAACAACGTTGATAGGATCTTTGCCTGTTTCTTCACACACTTTGTTTATAAAATTGCGCAGCGGTAAAATCTTTAGGTTCTCAGTGCAGAAACGCAAACGATTAGAAGGGAAAGCCTGTTTCTTGCGTATCATATCAGGCATACCGCCCGGATACTTTTCAGATACAGCCCTGTGGATCTTACCAATCTTAGGCTCCAGCACTTCGTCTAGGTAACGATACAAGTCTGGGTGCTCCCACTTTGTATCAGCAAACACAAAGGTGCACCTATCTTTGAGCCCTTGGTCAATAAGCCACAGCGCCATGGCAGTGCTGTCTTTGCCACCCGACACCGAAACCACCAGTGGTCGATCCTCGATAATCTCAGGCCATTCTCTAGCGCCCTCGACAATACGCTGAATCACGCTCATGTGTTGCTCCCATACCGCAAGTCTTCACCAGTCAACTGCATCAAGCCAGTGCTCGCAGCAATCATGCGACTAATAACGTGTGAACCATACCGTTGCTCTAAGTGTTTCCAGTTGAGCATGTTGGTCGTGAATAGCGTTGGTCTTTGGTAGCGGTGGCGCTCATCAATAAGATCGCGTATCGCTCCACCCTGCCAGTCAGTAAGGCCGCGCCTGTTACCAGCTAAATCATCAAGCATAAGCACTGTTGTTTCAGCAGCAGCTTGCATAACTTTGACCCTGGCTGCGTGGCTTTTATCTGCAGCAATGTCAGCTTTTCTAAACAATCCTGCTTCAGTTTCCCATTGGAAGGATCTGTTGCGTCGGTCTTTGACTATCAAGTCACACATCAACGCAGTCAGAATAGTTGTCTTGCCTACGCCAACAGGTCCAGCCAAGCATATCCAAGATGGCACTTTGTATTGTCGAGCGGTAACAGTTGCCTGTTGCTGACTAGCAACGCTTGGCAAAGGAATGCGCCCGCATGGCTGCTCTTTGCTGCGCAGCGTATAGATTTGGTGGATAGGTGGTATGCCTGATCTATCAAACCGCTTGCGCAAAGACACCTTGACCTGCTCTGCTTCGTTGCGTTCTTCACAAGTAATGCAAGCTGTTTCATCTGTCCAAAAGCCACGCTCTTTGTCTACCTCATGCCAAGTTGTGGCTTTGAGTTGATTGCACACAGGGCAAATAAACTGTGGCATCTTGCTTCGATCAGTATGACCAAGCGCCTGCTTGGCCTTCCACATTGCGTCAAGTATCGTCGTCGGTATCATGTGGCCTACTATTCATAATGGTAATGGTTACGCCCTCTTTGTCTGCAGGGCCGTTGCGCTTCGTTAGCCATAGCTCAACGACTGCTGAATCTTCAGGTATCAGCAGCGACAAACTATCAAGACACATCTTAGTCAGGTTATCTAAATCTGGCCTGCTGGTGCGCCAGGCGTAGGTATCACGCAACGCCTTCTTGGTGCTCTTTGGCCAAGCGAAAACAAAATCTAAACGTACACTGAATGGCGATTCATATTTGGGCTTGCCTGCTTTGAGCCATGCTTCACGCACAAACAACTCAACTGTTTTTTTGTATTGCGTCTTTTCCTTTGGCTGCCATGAGCGCCCCTTACCAAAGCGTGCAGACTGCTTTGGTAAAGGACGCCCTGGCACGAAGATGCGTAGCTCGTGGTCACACATCGGCGCACCATCCCAGGAATCAATTATGCGATTGCAAATCTGACACTGGTAACGGTTGTTGCCAAGCACGCTCATGTACGGCTTGAACCTAGAATGGTGTCCAGTCATCATCATCCCTACTGGGTTTGTCACCACCACGATATTCGTGCTGCGTTTGATTAGTAAACTTAGGGCGTTCTTCACGCTCTTGCTGTCGCCCAAACTCAACGCCACCGTAGCGTTCAGCAGTCACTTCCAGATCAGCCCTAGCCTCACCACTGCGAGCAGTGTAGATGCGTGGCTCTTTCAACTCGCCACGCACAGTGACGTTGCTGCCCTTGCGCAGGTAGGTGCAGCAGTTTTCTGCTGGTCGATCCCACACTGTAACGTTGATAAAGATGGCCTGATCGCGGCCGGAGTTTACGGCAATGCGCAAAGTGGTAACAGACTTACCCTCTCCAACAGTGCGAAGTTCAGGGTCTTTGGTAAGATTGCCTGTGCAAATAAATAAGTTCATTCTGATTGCTCCTTAGTGAATGATTCCATGCGATTGATAAAGAGGGTGCCCAGTTCACGCACCATCGACTTATTGAGTTTACCCTTGGCTTCAGACAAGCGTGGTCGCAATGCCTGCAACTGCCCTTGGTCTAATGCTGTGCTGATCTCCATAGACAGCTGCGACATGAGCTCGGCCTGGTCGTTGCTTGGCGCTTCCGCTTGCTCTTCAAACTTTTCGCGCTGCTGCGAGACGTATTTGTTGTCATCAAACATGCCCATAAACACATCGCCGTTGAAGCCAATATAACTCAGGGCTTTAGTCAGCGCGTCGGTTGTGGCGCTCTTGACTGCGTCTTCATTGATACGACCACCTTTGTTAGTCATGGCTTTGCAGCCAAAGTGAACAACAGGCTGCGATACTTCACCAGTATCAGGGTGCTTGTACCAAAGATGGATCTTCACCACGACCACACCATCGGTGTAGGTTTCATCGGTGTCCCAGCCCCAGCCATGACCGACTGGACCAAAGACTTCAGTAGCACGCTTGACCTGGTAGTAGGCATCAATAGTGGTAAAGCCACGACCTACCTTTACAAACTTGGTGTACTTAGGGTCAGTCCCAAAGACTTTATCCCATAACGCTGTGTTGCTCATCGGAAACTCCTATCGGCCCAGCCACCTAGGCTGCCAAGACTAAGATCCTGTTGTTCTACAATGCCAGGCCAAGCTGCTATAGCTCGGTCTGGTGATTCCATCTTATGATTCAAAACGCAGTCAGCGTAACGTTGCAACGCTTCAGCGTAAATCCGACGCCCTTCGTCCAGTACCTCCGCTGACAAAACATAGACTGCAGAATCGTAGGGCTCACGCGTCTCTTGCGCCACGAGCACTGCTCCGTCAGCCTTCTCACCGTCCATGTAGAACGCCATCTGTGCGTGATACAGGTACTCGCCCACCGTGCGGCCAAAAGTGCCCAGCGTAGGCGTCTTGGCGGTAGACTTATAATCGACAATATACTTCTTGCCGTCTACCTCTGCTACCCTATCCATCTTGCCACGACACAGCACAGCTTTGGGAAAATCAGGCAGCTCTACCTCCCACTGGTACGCCTGCTCGTTTTGGCCAGTAGACTCCCACAGCCAAAACCGTGAACGATCTTTGCGCCTAAGCGCACCAACCATTGCTAGGGCTCTATCCATATCTTCAGCCTTCACAATGTCTCGCCCTTTATTGCGAGACTTCCACAGCTCCATTTCAGCGCGACCATCCTTGGTGCGAAAGTAAGTGGGCTTATCTGCTGGGGCCTCAGGTTTGACGGCAAACTCTTTGGTCAGCATGTGATCTTCGAGCACGGCGCAGTGAATCAGCCGGCCAAAGATCATGGCTGCAGAAGCTGGGCTGTCCACACCCAGCAGGAAACGGTTATAGAAATGCAGTGGGCTGCTGGTCAGCAACACTTTGAGTGCGCTCCAGTTTACCCCGTGCTCGATCGGGTTCAAGTCGTGATAGCTCATGCTCTACGCTCCATAATAGGTAACGAACAACCATCATAAACATTGGCGATTGCATCCTGCAGAAGATACGACAGGTGCTGCCATTTGGTAGGCTCCATCTCAACGCTGACTGCACCACTGCTACCAACACTGACGTAGGTGTACTCCGCCTTGTCGCTAGCAACCGTGGCCTCTTTGATCTGTTGAAGCAGATCCTCTGCAGTTTCACGGGAGCGCAGCCAAATCTCAGCACCAACAGTCGTGCGCTCTTGGGCAGGAAACTCAATATTGATACAGATGCACTCGCTGCTGCCATCGCAGTACACTGTGTACGTTGCGTCACTCATACTCTACCTCGCCTTCACCGTTGCACTCTTCACATGATTCAATCCAATGGCGGGTAGTGTGCTCACCACGACCATCCGCTGCATCACACCAAGCCTCATACTCACCCTGGCCATGACACTGGGTGCACTCTTGCATCTTGAGCGTTTCCCAGGCCTGCCAAAACGTAATGCTGTATGCTGCGTGTGCTTGCGTCAGGCGCACATGCAAAGAGTAGATTGCATCGGGCGTCCGATCAGCTTTGCGCAGTGTGCGTTTGATTCTGCGTGCTTCAGTCATCAAGTCTTTGATAGCCTGCTCCAGCTGCGCAATGTCTTTGCTTTCGTGCTTGTGTGCTGGGCTGTACTCTCTAGCTACCCACACAGTCTGCTGCGTCGGCCCGCTTTCGCGTCCGTAGATGTCACACGCAGGGCGCTTGCGCTCTGAAGGTACAACTAAGCCCTCTTTGCACAACTCACCACGTCGCTTGCGGGCGTTGTCACCCAAGCCTAAGTAGTGTGCGACTTCGCTATCGGTCGCACCATGAAAGCCTCGACTCTGAAGCATAGCCAAAATAGCGGCCTGCATTTCATTCATCTTAGGCTTGATATACTCTAGCCCTGCAGCACTTGCCTGCTCAGGCTGAGACTGTTTGTTATCTATAGTCATCGGGTATCCTTCAATACATTATAGATTGTCTGTCTTGTTTTACCGTACAGCTTGGCGAGCTCTGATGCACTTGCCTTGCCTGCTCTAAACATCCTTCTAATCGTTGCTATATCCTCATTGCTTAGTGGTGGAGTAGAAGATCCTTGCGGGTTTGCACGTCGGATGTACACATACACTCCGCCCTCCTCTGCATCGTGCTCTACCAACTCTTTGCGCACCTTGCTCTCCAGTGCTTGCGGTAAATTAGGATGCACCCTTCTTGTAGTCACCTTGATTGCTCCTCTGCTGTAAAGGTTACACCAGTGCTTTGCAATAGTGTTTCAGGGTTGTCAAGTCTTCACCCTAAATAAAAACGCCAGTGGTAAGCCTCCCGCAAAAACGCCAGTGGTGAGCCTCCCGTGGTTTCGCCAGTGGTGAGCCTCCCGCAAAAATCCAGCTTCTTAAAAGCGCCATTTGAAAAGTTACAGCTGTAAAATTCTGGCGTGTTTTCGGCCTTGGTAAGTAGCGCGCCTGCACTTACCAACTAAGCAAAACGAAAGGATCGGCGCAGGGCGGGCGCTGCTCTGTAAGGCTCTAGCGTGCTCTGTACTGGCGTTTAGCGGGTGCGCCCTGCTCAAGGTATGCGCAAAAAAACAACACCCGCCACAAGGGCGGGTGCTGCTCTTGGCTGGCCTGTTAAGATAACGGCAACGGGTCTAGCTCGTTTGGGTTCTCGCTGTAGGGCTCGTGGTCACCGTCCCAAAGGATTTTGACCTCGGGTCCGCCGACCATATCCACAAGGCCAACACCCACAACCGTTCCACTCTTAATGCGTTTCGTGGTCAACCCTGGAGCGCCTGCGTACAGGGTATAGATTAGAGTCTGTACGCGGTCGCCTTTGCTGTAGTTTCTCATTTTTGCCCCTTAAGCTGCGTTGAGCACCTGATAGCGCCCGTCAATTGTGCGATCTATAATAGCGCAAACTTTCGGCCGTTGTTCTAGCCATGCCATGCACTCTTCTAAGTAAAGCGAAGTAAACAAAACTTGCATTTTTAGCTCTCCAAAAAGCTACGCCATACGTGCGCAAAATTCATTTTTCGATAACGTCCCATTGCTGCAGCTCCGCCATGAGCTGCGCTTACTACTTGCCAAGGTGCGCCGATCTTCACGCCATCGCACTGAATAGGACAAGACACGCAATCAACTTGAGCGCCAGCGCGTTCGCTTGCCGGACACTCTGCGAGAATAGGCCGCGCCATGCCTGCAGCTTTGCAAGCGTTGAAGATAGCGCGGCGCGCTTCTTTGCGCGTCAATTCGGGCGGGTATACAACGTAACAACGGTAACCCATGCGCACCGCGTCCGGTACCTGGTCCGGACGTTCACAGCTTGCCATCAGTAAGCGAGACCATGGGCTGGCGGGTAGCCTGCGCCACTGGTGCGTGTAGCCTTGGTGGGTGCCTGCGTGGCGCGTCAGTGCCTGCGCAATGCCAACAGGCATTGATACTGGGTCACCATAAGCACCAAAACGAACGCCAGCTGGCATTGAGCCAAGCACCTGCAGAGCCTGCGCAGCGGGTAGGCGCAGCTCTTGCGCAAACTCTTCAACGCTTGGGTAATTGCCATTGCCTACACTGCGCCAAATTCCATTGAGCGTGCGCCCTGCAACGTAACAAGGTTCTTTTAGCGCACAGTCTCCGCATATAGCCTGGTCGCGCTTCTCGCGCCTAATGTTTAGCGGGTGTTCATCGGCGCGCAGGTGCCAAGTCTGATACTCATTGCCAAGTTTTAAGTTTGAGCTGTAAAAAGAAACAAGCCCTAGCACTTGTGGCGCACTGCGTAGGCCGGGCATGGTAGACGGCCCTTTATAGACCTGCAGGCCGCGGGCCTTGCTTTTACGCAAGAACCCGCGAGCCCGCCTTTGATACCGTGGCATAAGGTTTGGTCTAATCATTGGCGACGCCGTTCTTTTGCTTGCACTCGATGGCGTATTTTTGAGGGCTGAAACCTTTGCGCTCAGTGAAACGAACACCCGCCCGCGTACGGTCTAACAAGTGGCAATTATGCCACCGGCCCTCGTACAAAACATAGTCTTCAACGCGCTCCAGTCCGTCCGGATAGATGCACTCAACTTGCAAGAGCCCTGCCTTGTAATTGTGAAGCAGTGCGCCACCATAGCTTGTGGCGGGTGGATCTTCGCTGCGCTCAAGTTTGACAAAACCAATGGCGCTCCAATGGTCCGCGGTGACCTGCAGCTCTTCGCGTATTTCGTCGCGTTGTTCTGGCTCCAGCTTGTCCCAAACGTGGCGCGTTTGCGACGGCGCGGCGTCTAGGTAGCAAGCGCAGGCCAGCTGTACGAGCCAAGCAAAATGAATCCGCTTTTGCTCAATGAGCAGGTGCGCGCCCTCTGCTACCTTTTCACCGTGCGCACCATTGAGAATGCCCCACACGTAAAGATCAATTTCGCTTGGGTTTTCTAGGGTGCGCCTGAGCTCTTCGCGCAACTGGTCGCGCTGCTCTTTGGATAGCAGGCGCTCCTTCTCCAGGTGTTCTTCGCACGTTTGGAATTGTTCAACTTCAATCATCGGTTTCTCCTTCTGCCAGTGCTGGCACCCGCTCGACATGAGCGGACCTATGCGCACCCGTGAAGAGTGCGCAACGGTCCGACCATAGCCGGCCTTATTTAGTGGCGTCGTCAGGCACTACCTCAACGCAGGCCAAGAGGTCGCGCTCGTACGCCATGAGCTCGCAGTCGAGCTCAGCGCCTACCTCGTGCGCTACCTCTTGCACGCGGTCTAGGTGCTCATTGTTGTCAATCTCTAGGATAAAGCTAAAACGCACTCTCATAATGTCACCTCAAATGCCCCATGGGCCGTGAAAAGAACGCCCGCCATAACGGCCGGGCAGGGTTGCCGATTGTCGGCATATACAAAGCGAAATTCACCATTATCAATTGGGCTCATGCCAAGCCTGCGCCCTACCTTGTAGGCCACCGCGCTAGGCGCAGTCCAAGTGCCACGCCACCAAGCAAAAACGGCGCGCTGCCCTGTGCGTTTGACTGTCTTCTCTTCTGCGCCATAGCAGGCCTGAGCGTTCAACAATAAGAGCTGCTGCTTCATAGTGACGCTAGCAATTTTGGTGCCCTTGGTTTTGAGTTGCTTAGGGCCTGCCTTGCAGACGGACCAAGCGTGGTTGAACCACTCGCGCCCGCCCTCGTGCGCTTTGGCGTTTAGGTTTCTATAGACTGCAACTAGCATGGGACACCTGCGACAATCTGCAAGCCCTCAAGGCATGGCGAGTGGTAGTTTGCGCTCATGCACTCTGCAGCGTGCGCAGTAGCAAAGACGCCACCCGCCTGCGTTTCGTCGGGCTCTGCGTCCCAATAGCGCGACTGCTCAACGTATTGAGTCCAAAGGGTAAGCATTTCGTTTCCATTCATCGTGTTCTCCTTCTCGCCTGCTCTAGGCGCAATGGTGGCGGGTCAAAGACGCCCGGACACCCACAAATTGTGGGGTCAGGGTATCGAGTTTGCGGGCTTTGTCAAGTCCTAGTGGATAGCTTTACAGTCCCTGTTGTGACACATGTGTAGAGGTATAACGCGTCAACAACGCAACGAGCTGCAGCTTTGCAGGTGCTCAAGTTTTCACGAGCTGCAAAATATTTCGTGTTTTAGCAAATGGCCTAGAGCGTTGAAAACCCTACGCTATTGCCCTTTCGGTTACAGCTGAGGAGGCCGGTTTTCGCACGAGCTGCAGAAAAACAGGCGCACACTTCGGCACGAGCTGCAGCAAAAGCACAGCTTGAAACGCTTTGGAAAGTTTAGACGATGGAAAAGGCGCGGGCGCGTATTGGAACGGGTGGCCTCGCAGGCTCCGCCCGCCCTGCCTGCCTTGGGTGTTGTGGGGCATGAGCACCCGCCCGCCCTGCCTGAGCGCAGGCCCTGAGCTGTGCTGCCCTGCCTGCCCTGCCCTAGCCTGAGCTGCAGCCCTGACCGGCAACGCAGGCGCACCCGCACGGCACCCCACCCCCGCCCGCATGAGCGATCCCGCCGCCGCACCCCCCCGCTGACCCCCGCACCATGATAGGTACTTATGCAAACTGTCTCATTCCCAAAGCTTTCAGTTTGTGTGAGTAGGTGCACAAGCTAACTATAGGAGCTAGAAGTATGTCCGAAGTTATTGAGCCTGAAGTGCTGGAGCCCGAGGAGCTAACTGACCCTGGGTTTGTTGTTGCTCCCCCTGCTGCTGTGCAGGAAGCTATTGCGGGAAATGCGCTTTTGGAAATCAAGCATAGCCTAGATGCTGTTTATCTTCATCATAATGAGACTGAGCTTCCGCAAGACCAAAGCCTTTGCGCTACTCATGCGATTGCTGTTCATTACTTAGAGAAGGCACTGCTGGAGCTTGGCGAGTTTTCTGACCAAGCGTACACGCCTAGCGTGCGTGGGTGGCGTGTAGTGGCTAATAAGGCGCTCAAGGAGCTTCGTGCTATTGGGACTCCTGACCACACTAGCCAAGGTGATCTAGTTGTCATTGCAGACGCTGTGACTGATTTTTTAGGCAACGGTCATAAGATGCTTACTCAAAAGACGAAACAGCATGAGCGCAAGAAGCTTACAGCCCAGTTGCTTGCAGAAATGCTGACAATGGATGTAAACGACGCCCAGGAGGAAGAGTCTCATGGCGCAGGGTAAACCTAAAAATATCACGCAGATTCCCATGGGACAGCGTATTGCTTGGGCTCGTGCTGAATGGGAGTCTGGCGTCAAAATGACCACGGTTGCTAAGAAGCACGGTGTAAGCAGAGCAACGCTTTACAGGCGCAAAGAAGACGAAGGCTGGGCTCGTAGTGACTCCGCTAAAGCTGAAGCACTGTATGAGCGTGCTAAAGAGGTTATTGAATCTCGTGAGCTCGAAGCTATTGAGGAACTAGAGTCTCATTTGGAGACGGTAGTTACAAGACAACGGCTCTTGGCTGATGAGTTACACGGCATGGTCAAGCGTGCGTTTGATCGAGTAGAAACTGAAGTTGAGCCGCAAGCATTCAAATACGCTATGAGCGTGAAGATTTGTTCCGAGCTGCTTAGAAATCTCGTCAATGAAAACTCTAAGATTTACGGTTTGGTATCCCCTAAAGCCTCTCAAGCAACTGCTGCAAAACCTACACGACTAAGCGAGTTGCTCAATGAACTCGACAATGACTGAGCAAGTAGCACGATTAGAAGTTCGAGTAGACGGCATTGAACGCCAGGTTGATAAACACGACCAGCGCATTGAAAATCTTTTGCTGGCTACAGAGAAACACATGATGTTTTTTCGTGCCTATCACTGGGTGGCTGCCAGTGTATTCGTTTGTGGACTAACGGTTGTAGCTAGTTTTTTTGTGGGGCGGTAATGGATCTTCATAAACAACCAAACTCTTGGCTGCTTGATGAGCCGTTCAAGGAGTGGCTTTTTGAAATGAAGTACCTACGAAAAACAGGTAAAAAGCTTGAACCAAACATAAGCGATGGTTTGATATGTTATATGCACGAAGCATATTACGCAGGTGCTAGGCGGCTGTAATGGATTCGTCGCAAATCTTACAGATGTTAGCCGATTTTGGAGCACTGGGGCTTGCTTCAGGTGCTATCTTTTGGATGTACATCCGAATGTCAAAGCGCATGGAAGTGCAAACCGATAACTTTCAGCAGCAACTGCGAGAAATGCAGGAAGACTGCAATAGGCGTGAGGCTGAAGTAAGAGACAGATTTATGGAAGTTGTCTCAAAATATGACACAGAACGCTTGGAATGGACAAACCGTCTAGGCGGCATTGAAAAAGAAATCCAAGACCTGGAGAGCTTAGTCAAAGAAGGGCTTGGTGAAATGCGCACTCATTACGCTAAGATTAGCGCAGCAATCGGCAAAGAAGTCTAATGAAGTTTGCGCTTATGCAAATGCCAGACGGGGTACCAATAGCCGTCCGTATAGAAAAAGATGGCACAGTAGATGCCCGTGTTTTGATGCTTATGCGCAATATGACTTGGATATTAGTGCGAGCAATGAACCACGCACATGGATAAAGCAGCACTAACAGAAGTCAAACGATGCAGAGATGACTTTGAATACTTTGCAAGTCGATGGCTAAAAATTATCGACATGCGAGGCAAAGAGCGAAAGCTAAACCTCAAGCCTGTGCAAAAGCATTTGATCGGATTATGCGAAAAACACAGTGATGTGTGCGTAATCAAGGGCCGCAAAATGGGCTCATCGACGGTTATTTCAGCTTGGTTTACCTGGATGGCTAACTTTCGGCCAAATACTCGTGTTCTAGTGCTGGCTCACACTGACCGATCCGCACGAAATATCTTCAAAATCTACAAACGTTTTTTTAAGTCGTTGCCACCTGAAATGACGCACCCGATTGTGCAGTCAAATCTAGAAGAAATCTTACTAGAAAATGGCTCGTGGCTGCGTGTGGTGTCAGCATCGTCCGAAAGTGCTCGTGGTACAGATGCAGACTTGATTCATGGCTCAGAGTTTCCACAGTGGAATCAACTTGGCGAAGCTATTGCTGCAAACTTCAATACTGGCGGCAATCACGCTCGTATTGTCATGGAAGGCACGGCAAATGGCCTAAATGAAGCCTATGATTTTTGGCACGACAACAACGGTTGGCAAAAAGTTTTCCTGTGCTGGAAAGATGACCCTGAATATACCTCTAATCGAGCCTACTTCAACGACATCCAAGAGGATGAGCGATTATACAAAGAGCGATTTGAGCTAACTGACGAGCAGTTCAACTGGATGGTCCGCATGAAGCGGAAGAACTGCGGTAACTCTTGGCACATTTTCAACCAAGAGTTTCCTGCAAACCCAGAACTAGCGTTTGTTACAAGTGGATCACGCTGGCTGCCTGAAACATTCCCTGTGCGTGGGCGGGTAGAAGAAGGCATCAAAGTCTTTGAGGAGCCCCAGCCCTATCGTGTGTACTCTATGGGTGTAGATACAGCATCAGGCTCGCCTGGTGGTGACTTTAGTGCCTTTTCAATCCTCGACGTGACGCCACATACCAAGTTAGCAGAAGAACAAACATTAGGGCCAAGTGATATAAAGACAGTTGCAACGTATTATGCGCACATTGCGCCGTCAGATTTTCGACAAGTCGTGGCGCAGTACGCAAAAGAATACAATGCAATGGTGGTAGTTGAAACAAACTACTCATGGGCCAATGTTATTTTTGAAGAGCTCAAAGCAGCGGGCCATCAGTTTATTTACACACGAATGCAGCAAGATCGAGTGTCTAAAAAGTGGTCACGAACATTAGGGTTTAACACTGGCCAAAATAGCCGCAACCAACTGCTAAATCGTTTGTATGAGCACATCACACGCAAATGGCTTGATGTAAAATGCCCGAGAATGATGAAAGAATGCAACTCAATGATCTACGATGCTCGTGGTCGGATCGCCGCTGAAGCGGGCAAACACGACGATATGGTAATCGCAACTGGGCTTGCATTGATGGGCATGGATCAGGTAGCAGAGCTATCGGTAGAATCAGCAAAAGTTAGACGACCAGAATCAGTTAGCGAAAAAATAGCGTGGGAACTTGCCACAGGGCGCACACTTGGTGGTGCAAACTTAGATGAGTTCCAAGATGCTCCTTCATGGAAGATGAAACGCGTTACGCTTTCCGACCTGATTTAGTCGTCACCTCGTAACAGGGCGCGTTAGTCCCTGAGAAAGGCGTAAACGGTGTTAGATGAATCTAGACGCCCTGAGCTTATCGCCAGGCTCGAAAGTCTCGGAGAAACTTCTACTGAGGAAACTTCAGAATCCACTGAACCTGCTGTTGAAGAAACAGAAGGCCAAGAGGAAAGCCGTAACGATGCGGAGCCGGTAGCCGCTGAAGCTGAATCAACAGACGTTGAACAATCTGAACCTTCTGAAGGACGCCAGTCAGGCGCTCAACGACGGATCTCCGATTTGGTTAGGCAGCGTAACGAAGCAACTGAAAACTTCAGGGAACTTCAAGAGCGGTTTTCTGCAATGGAAGCGCAGGTGCAACAACAGCACTCGCAGGTCCAGCAGCAACCCGAGGAACAGCAGCATCAGAACCAATATTTCGATGAATACGGCAATCCCGTTGAATATCAAAACCCAGACCTCATGAATCTGCGTGCTGAGTTCGATCAATACCGGGAAGCCCAAGTCATTGAGCAGGTGAAAGGCGAACTTGAACAAGAGATTCAGCAAGCCGTTTCCGCCCATTCAAACGTTGAGGGATCGTGGCTGCGAAAGCAGTTGATTGATGCCGTTCGTCTCAATGGGAATGCTAATATTGGTGAAGTCGCAGAGTATTATGCGTCATTCGTTACTGAGTTGCAGCAAAACGCTGTTTCAAACCATCAACAGGCAACAACTCGTACTCCAGCAGTGGCTCCCCCACGATTAGATAGTCGCGGTGCGGCATCGTCGCAGGGAAGTCGCCAAGGAGATAAAACTTTTACAAGAGATGATGCGAGACGAAGGGCCTATGAAATCATTACGGGCTCTTAGCTGCATCTAGGAGACTATAGTCATGGCGACTATTGCTAATTATAGTAGGATTCTAAAAGATTTCTACGATACTGGCGGACTGCACGATGCAATCAATCGTGAGATTCCGCTTCTTGCGCGTTTTCAACGCATGGTACTCGACTGGACTGGCCGTCAAGCTGTCTTTGCCGTCAAGGTGGGACGTGGCCAAGGTAACGTCGGTTATCGTGCAGAAGGCGTTGCGCTTCCTACTGCTTCCTTTCAGGAAAAGGTGAACCTCAACATTACCGCAAACTTGCTTTACGGATCGTTTGAACTGTCTGGACCGTTGTTGGCATCTGCCAAGAACAAAGTGGGTTCATTCGTTCAGGCTATGGAAAGCGAAATGGACGGCGCTGTTGACGATGTGAAGAATGACGCTTCGCGTGCTTTGTTTGTCGGTGGTGGCGTGGTTGGGTTTATTACCGTCCGTGCTTTGACCGTTGCAGATACGACGGAAATCGAATTCTTTGGCAACATCGAAGAGATTCCGGTTGTGCCAGGCGGTGGTGCTGGACAAGCAGCATTTTCGTTGGTTCGTCTCGACAACTACGAGATTCAACCCATGGGCGCTGCGTATAACGTTGCATCAGCCGGTATTTATCGTGAAGCTGCAGGCAACATGACTGTCAACATTGGACAGGTTTTGGATTTCCGTAGAGCGTCAATGATTGCTGCTGGTCAAACGCCGTTAGCTGAAGGTGTTCCGCTTGCTGTTGTGTTGACTAACGGTAACGGCCAAAAGCCCCAGATCCCGCTTGAGCCTATTGGTATTTACGGCAACCTTGCGTCGCAAAACCATTTTGGTATCAATCGTAACACTGCAGGCGTCAACAATCCTGCAGTTAGCGATGGCGGCAAAGAGCACCTGCGTGCTTGCATCCGTCAACAAACCTTGGCCGAGCCGTGCGCTGCATCGGCGCTTACCCAGGGTCGCATGGAAGCATTGCTTACCGAGCTCCAAGAAGAGCCGTTTGCTGGCAAGAAGACTGACTTGTTGGTCATGCGCCCCACGACGCGTCAAGCGTATGTGTCGCTAATCAGCAACACGAATTCGCTGCAAACTGATGCAAACAAAGCACAGCATGGCGATGTTGGCGTAACGACTATTAGTTACAACGGCATTACCATGATGACGGATCGCAAATGCGGTCGTGGCTTGATGTTGTTCCTCAATACTGCGTCTTGGAAGCTGGCACAGCTCAAGGGTGCGGACATTGAAGACATTGATGGCAACGTGCTTTCACGTTCCCCGTTAGGCACGGATGCTTACCAGGGCCATGTGAGTTGGTATTACAATACCATTTGCATTATGCCGAACTGCAATGGAATCTTGGTTGGTTTCGACTTCCCAGGTCTGCCTTAGCAGCATGGAGGCGTCTGGATGGTTTGCTTATGCTATTGCAGCGTTAGCAATCGTCCAGGCGTTCTCCGTGGTGGTGGACTACAAACGGTATCGGCTAGAAAAGCGTATTCATTTCCCGCATGAAGAGGAGGATGGTACGCTCAGTCCGGCCGACATATTAGGGGAGCCCTAATGCCTCGCGTAAATACTAAAGATGGTGTCAAAGAGTTTGCATATACTCCAGGTGGCATGGCTGCTGCTCGTCAGACTGCTGCTGAAGGAATGGCGGTTCCGCAGGGCAAAGACTTAGCTAGTATGGGCATGGGTGCCATACAAGGTGGTCTAAATGCTGCTGGCACAGCAGCCGCTGCAAGCGGCGGCAATCCGTATATTACTGCGGGTGCTGGATTGGTAGGCGCTGCTACCGGCGCACTGGGTGCAGATAACACATCAAAAACTAATCGAGAAATCGGCAAGACTGGCGCTGCTATTGGTAGTGCAGCTGAAATGCTTTCGTCGGCATTCCGTAAAGATCCAGAAAAAGGAACTAAGCCGCGCAAGCTAAAAGGTGAAATGTAATGGCAACGTTACCTGTTATGACAGATGGTGGTGATGGCGGCGGAGGCCGGGCAAAACCCAAGCGCCCGCGCCAAACATATAAACCCACACAAGAAGAAATCGACGTTTCTTTAGAGCGTGGTAAAAAAGCTGAAGCCTCAGCAAAGAAAGCTAAACTGCGATCACTTGTTGCCGGTCTTACTGAGGCACAAATGGAAGGACTGCGTTCAGGCGAAAACTTTGTTGGTTGGAACAGCGAAAAGAAGACAGCATATTATGGTACGCCACAAGACACGCTGAAGCCTGGTCGCAATCGAATAGCTGAGATCCAGGGACGCAGCACATCGTTTCGCCCGCAGCGCGTAGTATCAGAAGATTTATCGACTATTGGCATTCCTGGCATGGGTATGGCTGGTGTTATTGGCATTGGCGCAAAGAAAGGCGGCTTGCTTACGAGCCGCATGGCCAAAGAACTAAACCAACTCGATGAACTCAAAACTTTAGATGACTTGCCTGAAGCGTTTACAGCGCAACAAGTTAGTGATCGTAGTCGCAAGTTGTTCAATAAAAATCCTAAACAACTCAATAAACAAGAAGAAGCAATTGTATGGATTGATTTAGTTGACAATGCGCAGCCGGGTAAAAGAGTTTTTGCGCCAGCACCCAAAGTAACAAACCCAAGAAAAATTCAACGCACACAAGCAGCTGAAAAGTTATCAGAGGCTGAACGTAAAACCAGTCGCGCTGAAGAAGGTGCAGGTCGAGCAGCTACATTAGGTAAAGAAGCCAAAGTTGCAGAAGCAATTGGCACAACGACAGTTGAGGTTGGTGGGCAAGCTGCCAAAACAGGTAGCCGTCGAGCGCAACGCACTGGTC